TGCCTCGTCGTGTCGGGAGAGAACCCAACCATCAACGGATCACGGGCCGGAACCATTGTCACCTCCGAGGTGGCGCACGTTTCCTGTCTCATCAAGTAGGAGGTCATCATGTCCAAGTTTCTGATCATGTGTGCCGTGCTGTACCTGATCAACAAGATCGTGTACTGGCACGACAACCGCAAGTCAAACAATAGCAACACCAACCGTTCAGAATTCTGAACAGAAAGCGAGTCTGCAATGTGCTACACGAACGGCGATGTCGACATCAAGACGACAGACGGAACCTCCCGCGTGCTGGGCGGTGATATCTGGAGCGACGAACCTGACCGGGACGAGGTGCATGTCACGACATCCATCTTCGTCAGGAGTACCGAACAGCAAGTGAAGACACACATCGTGCTGGAAACGATGGATGTGAACTACGGCGACACCACGCTGCACCTGCCAAAGGATGTCTACCTGGCTATCGCTGCCCAGGTGGAGGAGACAGAGCGGCGCATGTTTGAGGCCAAGGAGTGCGCCGAGGCTGGATGCAACGGCGACCACACCACACCCAACGACAACATCATCCTGTCCGACAACTGATTCAGAATTCTGAAGGAGGAGACAACATGACCGACCTGTCATGCGTCGTGGTCGAAGGCGGCGAGGTACTGAACGACCCGCCCAACGTGGATGTCATCAACCTGGATGGCATCGAAGATGTGGAGGACGAGACCGTGCATGTCATGCTGCAAACGGTGCAAGCCTACCTCAATCGCAGCCCGGAGGATGAGGTCCTCCAGTATGCGAAGAAGCAGATCATCAACGAGATCGACTGGCGTGTCGAGATGGGAGCGTAGCCACGCTTGACCGACCCCACTGCCTGAACCCGTGGCCGTGTGGCATGGCCCCCTAGTCCATGCCGCGCGGGATAGGTTCAGACACCACAACCAGAAAGGCAGACCGATGAATAAGCGCAACCGCAAGACATACGACAACTGCAAGCGTAAGGCACGACGCCACTTCCAAGCCCTGCTAGATCAGGCCACGGCGTCGCAGGTGGAGCAAGCGGCACAGTGGTATGAGGGCGAAACCCGCTACTGCCAGGCACTGGCCGATGAGTTCAGCCTCACGCTGGACCTGGTGACCACCTACTACGCCTGGACATCCATTAGGCAACGCCTCGCACAGAATAAGGCTCTGACGGTGCAGGCCTGCCACCGTAACGGTAACGTGAACACGATTCCTGCGGCGGTCACCGGATGCCGTAAGGCATGGCGGGCATGGGGTGCGGGCGACGATCCGACGGCCACACTCACCGGACGGAAAACCTACAACTTCGCCCGTGCCCTACAGGGCGACCCTGAGGCTGTCGTGATAGATGTCTGGATGATGCGGTTGGCTGGCTTCAACACGGACGCGCCCACCAAGATCCAATACGACGCCATGGAGTACGTCATCCGACAGATGGCCGGGGCCAACGGGCTGGAACCGCGCACGCTGCAGGCTCTACTCTGGATCATCGTGAGAGGGGGTGCTGCATGAGTGATGCCTTCTGGATTCTTGCGATCATCGCATACTGCGTGTTCTTCTTCTGGCTCGGCATCCGCCGCTAGCCAGGTATCCATTCAGAATTCTGAACAAGAGGAGGAGTAATGAGCAAGACACCCGAAGAGATCATGGCAGAGAAGCGCATCCTTGCCAACCTGCAATCCATAGCGATGCACGCTGTTGCACTACAGCAGTACATCCACAAGATCGACTACCGAGAGGCAGCCACACTGGATGCCATCGACCAGGACATGGACAACTTCCTGGCCTGGGCGCAAGAGGAGGAAGCATGACCGCTGATGTCATCGACATCTTCAGTCGCATCAAGAAGAAGCAAGCCCAGGCTGCAACACAGGAGGCAGACCTGGATGCCACCCGGCAAGAGATCATAGCCCTGGCTGAAGAAGCCTTGGCTCTACTAGATGAGGAGGAGTGACATGAAAGACGACACGTTCGACACGCTACTGCAAGCAGCAGTCCTGGCGTGCAACCCACCGCAGTGGAAGGTGACCATCATCGAACGGTGGGATGGGTACATGTACCTGCCCAACCACGGTCGCATCGTGGAGCACACGTTCACGGTGACCGCCGACAACGAGGCCGACGCTATCGCCGAGGCCGAGTGGCACATCGCACGCAAGCCAGTGCAGCCAGCCAAGATGGATGAGGTGACACGCATCGCTGAGTTCGTTGCCCAGGTGTAGCATGTCTGATATCCTGTAACCTATAGCACAACAACCAGTTCAGAATTCTGAACACCAACCGAAAGGAACTGCAATGTCTGCCAATCTGTACGAGGGAAACAAGTTCTACTCGCTGCGCGTCCCGGCGTGGCACAAGCAGGGCTTCGTCAATGAGGGCGAACCGTTGGACATCGACGGTGTGCTTGATGCGATGGATGCCAACTACACCTACGAACTGACCGATGTCTACGCCGACATGCCTGACGGCAGCCGGTACCTGGTCGAGGAGAAGAAGGCCAACCTTCGCATCCACGCCAACGGCACGGCCACGTTCATCGGGGTGGTGGGCAACCGATTCAAGAACCACTACGAGCGTGAGTTGGATCGGCTCGTCCGCATCCTGCTGGATGAGTTCGGGATCAGCATTGAGACTGCGCTCTACCTGGGTGAGCGTGGCAACCGCTTCGCTCTCACCTTCAAGTTGCCCTACACCATCACCATCGGTGGCAAGGATGTGTCCGAGTCGTACCTGTTCGCATCCACCGCCTTCGATGGGACGCAAGCAACACGGCTGCGCAACGTGCTCACCCGTGTGGTGTGCGGCAACACCTGGTCTGCTGCGATGCGGGAGAAGGGCAACCGTGCCAGCATCCGACACTCGTCGGACCTGTCCAACATCAACGTGCAGCAGGTGCGTGAGCAGATGGACTTGGCTCTCGGCTCAGCCCAAGAGGCTGAAGCCCTGGCCAACGAGTTGGCTGCGATCACGCTGCGCGATGAGGACATCGACCAGTTCCTCACCAACCTGTTCCCCATCCCTGAGGGTGTGGACCAGTGGAACTACGACAACCAGACCAAGGGTGTGAAGAAGTCGTACACCATTGGCAAGGAGAAGCGTCGCAAGGTGAGCGCGCTGCTCGACGCTGACACCAACAACATGTGGGCGGGCACAGGTTGGGGCCTGTTCAATGCGGTCACCGAGTGGGCTGACCATGAGGCACGGTCGAAGGACCGGGCGGGCATGGTCATGGACGGTGCCGCCGACAAGGTGAAGGGGCAGGCACTCAACCTGCTGGGAGTGTGACCCCCTGATCCAGCGTGTGGTGTGGCGTGTCTATGTAGCATGGTGGGCACGCCGCATCACCACCATCTATCAACCAACAAGACCGAGCGAAGGGAGCAGTCGTGGCTACCAAGCCAACCGAGGTACGGCTAGTAGCCGAGTTGCTAACGCAATCCTGGGACAGCCCAGAGGACGCAGCCAAGGCAATCATCACCGCCCTAGATGACAGGAGGTTTCACCACAACAAGGAGTGGTGCATCATCCGGCCCAGCCTGGGCCTGATCTATGGACCGTATCCAACGCAGGGTGCTGCCCGTAAGGCAGCAGCCAAAGCCGTATCCATCTACACCAAACCAGAAGAGGCGAGGCTGGCTCGCCTGTTCAGAAACATAGGAGAAGAGAATGACTAGCACTAACCCGGCACAGTTCGAGTTCACCTACGAGTACGACAGCGAGGCCGAGACTGACACCTGGTACACGGTGGACGATCTGCTGTACCAGGGCGCAGCCAAGGTGACCGACCGACGCCGGGACCAGGTGTTCACCAAGGTGGAGGACGCTGGCATCACGGGCCTGACCGTGTGGGAACTGCGGCAGGACATCCCCACCCTGCACCACGGCATGGCAAGCGGGGCACTGTCCGTGCTACACAAGGCGGGCAAGATCGTGCGCACCACCGACAAGCGTGGTGGGTACAGCGTGTACGTCACCCCCGACAACGTGGCAGGTAGGGCCACGCTGCTGCAAGGACGGAGGCCCAAGCCGTGCCCCAACTGCGGGTGCTGACCTGGGACTGGGACGACCGTGAACTGTGCGCCAGGTGCCAAGCCCATGTGGCTTGGCTACCAGGTGACAGGTGTGGATGCTGCCGCATCCACTGGGGCACACCCAATCCGCAAGGCAAGTGCAACAACCGACACAAGGAGAAGTGATGAACGAACAGCAGGACAGCCAGATAGTCGAGCAGCAGTGGCTCATCACTGGTGAGGTCACCCAACACTTGGGTGAGAAGGTGACCATGCTCCAGATGGTGGACGCAGATAGCGGCACCATCGCAGCCTTCTCAATGCCGCACAGCAACATTGAGTTGGCAGTGCCCACCGCCATTGCGATGGCGAACGACTTCGAGCGCATCCTCCTGGAGGCGGTCGAGTTGAACCAGGCGCAGAGGGAGGAGTAGCACACGACGAGGCCCCCGCCCGTTCAGAATTCTGAATGGGACGGGGGCTTTGTCATGTCCTAATGCCAGGGGCTGTCGCCCCCAAGGTAATGCTGCATCTTGTCCAAGGCACGCTGCTCCTTGCGTTGCACCGTGATGTGCGGCACGCCCTCACCCAGCATCTTCGCTATGCCACGGTGCGTGTGGGTCGGCTCCTTGAACAGCAGACCTAGCAGTATGCGTTCGTCATCAGTGAGCATGGCGTAGGCACGGTCGATGTCGGACATCATGGCCAGCACGTTGTTGCCTTCGGCAGGGTCCAGCGTCTTGGTGTACCGCTCGTCGCTGTCGTCCACACGCAGCCGGGCAGACCAGTCACCAGCGAAGTAGTAGGCAAGCAGGTCCTTGATCTGCTCAATGCTGTAGTAGTACTCATCCGATAACTCATAGCCTGATGCTGCCGCCTTCTCCTTGCGTGCGTAGCGTGTAGCCAGCCGGATCAGTGCAGTACGCAGCGCCCACTCTCCACGCTTGCGATCCACATCATCGTCACGCTCCAGGTACTCACGCACCTTGTCCTTCCTGCGCCAGCACCACTCCCAACATTCCTGCATCAGGTCGTCACGCTCAACGTAGGTGCGGAAGCGTAGGTGTACCTTGCTGCATGTCTCATGGATGATGGAGTTGATCGTGTCGTACTCGTCATCAATGATCGACATCAGAACACCCGGCCCTTATGGATCATCCGCAAACGCACATCGGTAACGGAGCCGTCGATGGTGGCAACAGCGATGGCCTGCTGCCAGTTGGCGCTGGCCGCTTTCAGATACCCGGCCTTCTTCATGTCCATCAGGTGGCCCACTTCGATACCGAAGATGGGCTGGATCATGGTGCCGTTCAGTGTGCGATGCTGATGCTGGAAGCCAGCCGTGTGTGTGTGACCACACACCACAGACAGCCCCCACTTGCGGGCCATGCCCATCGCCGTGCTGCCCGCTGTCTGGTTGAGCGCACCCTCATCACCGTGGGCTAGCACCCAACCCTTGGCGAACTGCCACGGGCGACGGTGGTAGGCCAGGTCCAACTCCACCCCGTTCAGGGTGGACGGTGTCTGGTATCCGATCAACTTCTCCCAGGTCAGCGACGACAAGCCAGCCAAGGCTGGCGCGTAACGATTGACGTAGGTCTGGATGCGATCAGCATGGTTGCTGCGCATCACATGGTGTGGCTTGTATGGACCCAGCGCATCAGACAGTTGCTTCATCACACGCTGCGTCTCCAGCAGCCCAGCCTCAAACGTACCGGCGTACTCTGCCGCACTCCCCCGGTTCCAACGTGACGGCTCCGGGCTGTCGCCCTCGTCGCCCACGTTCATCATCCCGTCGTACCCGTAGCGTGCGATGTGGTCGCACACTGCGTCCACTGCACGCTGGTCATGGAATGGGACCTGAAGGTCACTGATGATGACGTACTCACCGTTGGGTAGTTTGGGGTAGTTGATGTGCGTCATGCTACACCTTCCTGGTTGGTGGCAATGCGATACAGAATGAGGTAGCCGATCAGGTCAAGGATGGTGTCGTCACCTGGGTACTCACTGCCACGCTGTATGCGTGACAGTTTGTCGTCAATGCGCACCGATAGTTGTTCTCTCGCAACACCTTTCGAGAACACGCCCAGTGGTTGCAGTGCGCTGTCACCGTAGGCTTTGTTCTTGTCGAGCAGTATCTGCTTGATCTCATCGCACATGTCGATGATGCGCGAGGCTGTCGCCACATCACGAACCGAGTGGTAATCCTTGAAGCGTTCCCACTGGTCGATCAGTTTGCGGGGGGGACCTGCACTGTAAGGGTCTCGCTCTTCAGGTCGATAGCGATCACGGTCAGCCCGATGTTCTCCAGCATCCGCACCACTTGCTCCCACTCGTCCGTCGTCACTCACTCCACATCCACTCTCACATTCATCGTCGGGTCCAACACCACACTCTGGACAGCACCTGCACTGATCGACAGGCTTGAAGTCACAGTCGGGACAGAACGCCAGGGCCAGGCGCGCGTACTTCTTGGCACCGGCAGGCCACCCTTCACTCATCGCCTACCTCTTCCATCGCCCTAGTCCAGTACCCGTTCTCGTACTGCCGCCGCAGTGCGGCGTCGATCTCCCAGTCCAGGTTCTCCCTGATGCCCATGATGTGCAGGTACAGGGCTGAGGTGACCACACCTGCGACGTACACCAGCACGAACCAGATGGCGATCATGTCCACCCCCAGTACTCTCTCAGCCCGACGCGCATGCGTCGTGCTGCACGGACAGCGTCCTTCACTTGCTGCACTGCTACACCTAGACGGCAGGTGCGGCACATGTCACCGGGTAGGTTGTCGTCTTCCAGGCAGCGCCAGCACTCGTACCAGATCATGTGCCACTCCCCGGCTGGGGAGGGCGGTTGCCTAGGCTGGGTCGGGTAGCGCCACCGCCCTCCCTCAACCCGTCTAGATGCTCGCCGCGTTCGATCAGCGTCGCGTATAGGTCAGCCGCCGTCTCAACCACAGGAACGTCGTGGATTTCGGCATACAGTTGCGCGCACCGCCGCAGCCACGCGACGATGGCGGCACGCTCATCGCAGTAAGGGCACTCGTCTGGCAGCCACGCGGATTTACCTGACGTGTGGAGACGGTTAGATATTGCGAAATACAAGTCGCATGAGTCGGTGCAATGTTCGCAATGCTTACTCATCGTCGCCTCGCAGATGGTCGCCACGTTCGATCCATCCGGCGATCACTTGAGTTATCCGGTGCTCAGTGTGGTCAGTCAAAGTCTGGCCGCGTAGAAACTTCACGATCAGTGCTGCTTCATGCGCGCCGCCGCAGCGGAACGCGTGCTCCCAGGTGTAACTGGCTACCATCTCCCACGATTCGCGGACAGGGATGTACGACGCGGGCAATGGCCTACTCATCGTTACTCCTTAGATGTACGCCACGTTCGATGAAGTCGGCCAGGTTTCCGCGAGCAACACGCCGACACGTTTCCTCGTCCCGCAGCCACGCGACGATGGCTTCACGCTCATCGAGTGCCTCACTCTCAGCGAAGGCACACTCATGGCAGCAGCCGTTGTACTCCAAGGATGTGATGTCCCCCGAGACACCGCACCGACGACATTCATTCACCATCGCCGACCACCTTCTCGATCTTGGTCAACAGAATGTAGTCACTACTCATCGGTCGATCAGTCCCTTCAAGTCTCCACCCGACACGACGAAGTCGGTCAGGTCACCAGGTGGCAGGTCGATGGCTTGGGCTTGCGGGATGGACTCGCATATCTTCTTGCCCAACTCCCGACCCACGTTGCGGTCCTTGCCCGCATCGTTGTCGGCCAGCACCAGCACACGCTGGTAGCCTTCAAGCACACGGGAGTAGTGCTTCTTCCACGCTGATGCGCCAGGCACACCCACCGCTGGCAGTCCAGTGACACGGTGCGCCAGCACCGCATCCAACTCACCCTCACACACCAGCACCGTGTCCGCTGGGCGCAGCGTGTGCACGCCGTACAGTCGGCCGGGCTGGCCGGACGGCCCGTCGTACTTGGGGCCGTGGCTGGTCAGGTTGCGGAACTTCCAGCCAACGACTGGCACATACTTCGTCTTGTATGGGATGGAGATCATGCCGACGAACCGCTCATGTCCAAGGATGGGATCATTCGGAACTACCCCAAGTGAAGCGCCAACCGCCGCCTCCTTGTCGATTCCTCTTGCGGTGAGCCAGGAAGCCGCCTCCCTCGTCATCGCTGCCTCGTAGCGTGCGTTCGTCTGCTCCCACAATTCGACCTGCGAATTCGACAGCCTCAGCGAACCGGACATTCTCTCTCTCCTCTACCAGTTTGATTGCGTCCCCACCCACAGCGCAGGTCTGGCAGTACCACAGCCCCTTGCCTAGATTCACTGACGCTGATGGGTGGCGATCTGCGTGCGTGCCCAACGGGCAGCGCACGGACTGCTCACTGTCACGGTCGGAGTGCTGCACCTCGTAGTGCTCTAGCACTGGACCAAGCCAGGAGGAGTAGTCGTTCACGGCAAGCGCCATGCCAACTCGTAGTCCTCCTGGTTGTCGTAACTCCACGGGTGCGTGTCGGGGGTGGCGTGCCCAGTGAACGAGCGGGTGGCGTGGACTCGCGACCTTGACTCAGCCAACTCGTCGGCGGTCAGGCCCAGTCTGACGACAGGGGGGATGGCGAACTCTTCCATGCTCATGTCGTGAGCGATGATGTCGTGGGTCATGCGGTAGGAGGCACGCTCACGCTGGTTGGTGCCAGCCCAGATGCCGTCCACGTTCACGCCGATGGCGTAGGTGAAGCACTCGTTCTTGACTGGGCATCCGCTGTTGCAGATGGCACGGGCTTGCGCTGCCACCTTGTTGCTGTCGCCTCCCGGCTCGGGGAAGAACGGGTCCGGGCCTACCTCGGAGCACGGAGGGTTCACTCCCTCCGGCAGGTACTTGATTGGGTGCTTCGGGTACGGCACGTTAGCGGCTGCGTTTGACCTGGCCATTCAGTTCCCCTTGGTGTAGGTGTCCAGGAAGCGGAGGAACGTTGCCCCGTCCATCGCCACATACCAGTCGCCTGGGTTCGTGGTGCCCCGCTTCTTTATCCATGCAACACCTACAACCTCACACGCCATGCCACTATTCCCGGCGTTGGCTGCTTCCCGTGTGGCTTCGCTCACAAACTGGGAGAGTGTAAGTTGCTTGGTATTCTTTACTTCAATGACGACGCCGGGTATCCCGGCGACATCACCCCGGTCGTTCACACCCTCAGTCCTGCGGCGCTCCGTCGTGTAGCCGTGAGCGTTCAGGTAGTCGCAGACTGCGTTCTCCGCTTCCCTACCCTTGGCCTTGTTGGCTCGAGACATCTTGGAATCCATCAGTTGTACGACGCCCACTGTCGGGCACGCTGGGCTGCGCCAGCGTCCGGGTAGATCGTCATCCTGCTGAAGTCCACCGGGAAGGTGGCGTGCGTCTGACCTGTCGGGTCGTGCGACCCGTGCCTGTTCTTCACGCAGGCGATGCTGATCCTGCCCTGCTGTGGCTGGGCAGCCACGGTCAGAATCTGCTCGGGCAACTGGGCCACCTTGCCCTGGATCATGCGCCTGGATGCTGGGCGACTGGGGTCGCCCTCCGATTCGGTGGTGTGGTGCAGCACCCAGATACCAGCCTCGCTACGTCGGGCCAGTTCGTGCAGGTTCGCCATCGTGGAACGCAGGTCACCCCACTCGTTGCCCGATGCCCCGGTCACGTTCATCAGGTTGTCGATGATGACCAGGTCCACCTTGCCCCACGCTTCGAACGCAGCCATGATCTCTTCGTTGATGTCTTCGATGGTGGGGCTGGGATCGTAGGCGAACGCCAGATAGTCAGCGTCCAACACCAGGTCCTCCAGCACCGGGGCAGCATCGGAGTTCAGTTGCTGTTCGATGTCGTCCACGGTGCGCCCACTCAGCACGGCCGCTGACCTGGCCAGGGTGGTGGCCTGGTCTGTGTCTGCGCTGATGTACAACGTGGGCACCTTGGCCTGGATCGCATACCACAAGGCGAGCAGCGACTTGCCACCGTTGGGTGGGGCGGCAACCATCGTCACCTGGCCACGCCGTGGCGTGACACCCATCGCCGTGAGTCCGGGGAGGATGCCCGGTAAGGGCATCCCCGCCGTGGACCCATCGCCTACCGACTGGGCGAGTGACCTCATCGCTTAGGCCAGATCGCTTCGGCTTCGAACTGTCCCTTCGGGAAGGGCTTCGGTCCCTTTGCCGGGTCGGAGAAAATCTTGTACGGCTTGCCAGCCTTGGAGGTGCCAGCCTTCAGTGCGTACTTGCCACGACCATCGGGCAGGTCGGGTGCGTCGGGCAGGTTGTAGGTCCACTGGTTGCCGTACCTGTCGGGCAGCGTCTCCACCTCACCGGCTGGTGCAGCCGGGGCTGCGTCGAAGTGGGTGGCAGGCGCAGCCTGGACGGGGTGGTCGGACACGGCAGTGGCCACGACGCCGACAGCACGCACCGCCTCCTGCAGGTCAGCCACACCCTGCAGCGAGGTGGCCAGTTCCCCGATGTTGTTGTCGAACTCTTCGATGCTGTCACCACGCACGGTGAGCAGGTCACCGTTGATCTTAGTGGTGAACGAGAACCTTGCTTCGGTCATTGCTGTGCCTCCCAATGGGCTAGGTTGATCTTCTCTAGAACTCTGTGAACTGCTACCCCGGCAGCAAGCCACACCGACGGCTGCTCCTGCAGCCGACGCAGCCTGGTCAGTTCGTACTGCTTGCCGCAGTACAACCAGTTGCTGACCTGACTCCAGGACAGGTGGTCGGGTATCTCGTACTCACCCTCAGCCTCAGCCTTGCGTGTGCCGTTGACTGCGGCACAGAACTGGCTGACGCCACACCCGTTGCACTGCCAGCCCACGTTGGGAACGAACACATCGTTCTCCATCGCGGCCCGCACCTGGGTGGTGATCCTGTTCCAGTAGTCCGCACCCCACGGGGTCAGCAACTCTGGGTCGGTGAGGGCACCCGTCCTGGTCATGTAGTACGCGCCGATCTCTGGTGTGATCTCCGCGTAGCGTCCGATGAGTGCGGCGTACAGCGCCAGTTGCCCGTGACCGACCGGCACCTTCGAGCCGGTCTTGTTGTCCACGATCATCTGCCTACCTGGGCCAGCCTCAAAGATGACATCAACGTGCATCTGGATCGGGATGCCGTCCTCATGGAACTTCCCGATCCATCCCCATTCGACGGCTGGCTTGCCGTCGAACATGGTGGCAATGCGGAGGTTGGACTGAGCCAGCCAGTTCTGGTAGGCAACTACCTGGCTCAGCCCTTCCCCTTTCCACCACGCAATGTCCTCACCCACTGGCATCTTCTGGGTCTTCCGGCCTGCTGTCTTCCAGCCTTCCGGCGATACGCCAGTCTCATCGACCAGTCGTTGAATCTCCTGGTCGAAGGTGTCGGACCATTCCGCAGCGGACACGGATCAGGCCTGCTCTACCGGAGCGGGGGCATCGCTGGGAGCGACTGCCTGACCCTGGTCATCTGAATACAACTCGGTTGGGGTTCCCTCTCGGGCGACGACCACGACCGGCTCGGTCAGCAGATCGACCCGGATGGTATCGCCAACGCCATCGGCGGGCACCGCTTCCAACTCTGGGAACGTGATGGATTGGGCGATAGCCCACGCCTTGCCCGTTGCGTCGATGACTACGTCACCGACCTGTATGAATCCTGCTAGTGACACGGATGCCTCCTCTGTGTTGTGCTCCGTGGTAACGATGCTACACCGACATCCAGGTGGTGGAGCGTGGCGACATGCCGATCAGCAGAAGATGGCGTAGGGGTAGCACTCGCCCCGGTACTGCACCACGCCCTGCTCGCAGATGTGGATCATGCCAGCCGTGCGGAAGTGGGCGATGACCTGGTCAAGGAAGGGATCGTTCATGTCGGGCTGACCTTCGTGGTAGTAGACCACGATGACCCGATCCCCCTTCGGGGTTTCGTCCATCACGAAGACGCGCTCGTTGTGGAACCAGATCGTGTGCGTGTCGGGTAGTCCGATGGCTTCCGGTGTCAGTGGCATGGGTCGAGTGTATCAGATGACCGGCGTGTTGGTCTGGTGTGGAAGGTGCATGTCGTACTACATTGACATTGCGGCACAGCCGTGGGGGCGGAACCTCAATGACGGGCGACGGAAATGTCCAGAGCGTTCCTCCTACCCAGCCAGAGCATGGACTCTGGGGGGGTAGGGGGGGCTTTCCTAATTCAGGGTTCTGGAAATGAGGGGATGAGATACGAAAGTATCGAATCCCCTAAGAGAATACTATGGGTTTCTCTCCCGCCTCTCTGGGCGGGAGACGAACAGGGATACCATCCCGGCCCAGCCCGGACGAGTTCGTGTACCTGACACACCAGCCAATCAGCCACATGGAGGACATCGTCACCCGTACCCTGACGAAGATGGGCTACACGCTGGAACCCAGGGAGGGGATGCGTTTGCCAGACTCGCCCTTTCAGGTTTGCGAATGCGACTTCGACCTGGGCGCGCTGGCCCGTTGACGCCCACCAGCCGAGGGAACCTACCGGTGAGATGTGTAATGATTGCGTCCTGGACAGCACCAGGCACGGTATGAGACGCTTGTCTTACACGGAAAGGGGAGGGAAGTCGAAGTGGTGGTGTGCGACAAATGCGGCAGTTCTACTGACGTATTCTCCTACGCTTTCCGTTCCGTGGGTGGGGCAGCGCAGGAGTACCAGGGGGAACTGTGCCGCTCCTGCTACCAGCAGGCGGCGAAGGACATGAAGGCGAAGCGGGGGAAGCCGACCCGAGGGAACAAGCAGCCCCTGGTTGCCGTAGACTACGAGACTGGCGAGCCGCTGTGATGCCCCTAGAAGGGCCAGGAAGGCACCTCTAAGGCACGCAAAAGCAGGGGGGCACCATTCGGTGCCCCCCTTAGCCTTAGCGTCTTACGTTAGGGCGTAAGAGCGGCTCGCGTGACCCAGCAGGGTCACTTACGGGGCTGTCTCGCGCGCGCTGCGGCGGCGCGAGCCTTCGCAGCGCGCTGCCCCCGAGCCAACTGTGCAACAGCCTCAGACCCTCCAGATCGCCGGGCGTCGAAGGAAGCCCGGCGGTAGTCCTCCTCCGACAGTGGGAAGTCCAGCGAATGGTCGGCGAGCACCTCATCTGTGCGTTCCCTGGACAGTCGTGCACCTGTCCACCCCAACTTGGCCAAGGTGTCGGCGTCCAGATAGCCAGTAGCCGGGAGGTTATGAGATAACTGAAACCCCCGGACGCGAGCAGCAAGGTCAGCGGTAAACACGCCTGAATCATCAACGAATCCGAAACAGACTTTCGCATATTCCACCTCCGCTTTATCGCGGTCACCAATTTTGGCGACAGGAAAGAAACTCATTGCAATACCCTAAAGGAAACAGTGAGAATTCCACCGAAGCCTGACATTCTTGCCGGTGGCTTTCTCTGATCGAAACGGATATTCTCCACAATTCCTAAAGCAGTTTCTCCCGAAGTAATATCCTGAATTAGAATTCGGGAACCTAATGCTGCGATAGCACGCAGCGCCGTGTACCTGTCATGTGCGCTGCCCTGGTTGCCACGCACACCGAAGCGGTCCTGCTCCTCATCGAAGCAGAGCAGCGGAATCTCCCACATCTCCTCGCGCTGCACAGCAGGCAGCGCCTTCACCTGGTACGAGTACAGCGTCGGGTCCTGCGACCCGTTCGATGCCAGCGTGATGCGGAACCCCAGCCTCACCTGGCCAGCCTGCGGATAGATGGCCATCTCCAACGTCGGAGACGTATCATCTGTCATGCTGCCCATCGTGGTACGCAGATCGTCATAGGCCACCGACTCCACGCTCACCGTGCCACCAGCGGGAACCGCCCGCAGTTTGAACAGGTCGAAGTACTTGTCCTCCAGCGTGGAGAACCTGATCTGGCCCGTCTCCAGGTAGCCGCTGTTCTCCTTCGTGCTGCCCTCTATGTAGCAGCCGTTAGCGCACAGCGCCATCGTGTCACCCGTACCCACCTGGGCCACCGACGTGACCGGGTCAACCACCCCGGTACGCAGGTCGTTCGCCCAGGCGAACCGACCCGCCTCATCTATCGGGTTCGACAAGTCGATACGGATCAGGCCAGAGAAGCCATCCGGGTGCCCGGCTGTCACGCCAACCCACGCAAAGCGATCAGCACACGCTATCGCATACACCGGCTGCGTCGTCTTCTTGATCAGCGGCCCCGTCTTGATGCGCCCATACAGCGACTCAATCGTCGCCACCCGCACGCCCTTGCTGGTGCCGATCACAATGAACGAGTTCATGTACGACGCCAGCGCCGTCACCAGTTCACCCGGCGGGAAGTCGATCACCACCGCTGGCGCAGCCAGCGTAGGCAGGGTGCCCGTACCGTCAGACTTCAAGTCCAACTTGTACACATAGGAACGCAGCCCGTCATGGCCCGACACCAGGATGCCGTCCGCCACATCAGCCGCACCCGTCCAAGTCCAGCCCGTGCCACCATCGGCGATGGCCGTGCCCGGCCAGGCTCCAGCACCCAGACCCACCTCGTAAATCTTCGTGCCCACCGCCACGATCAGGCGGTTCTTCACCGCCCACACCCGCAAGATCGGGGCCGACGCTGGTGCTGTCAGCCACGCCGAGATGGACGCGCCATCGAACTTCTTCAAGAAGCCATCCTGCTGGGCAAGGATCACCTTGCCCTCCAGTACAGCCAGGTCGTTCACGTTGCCGGTGGCCACAGCCGTCGAACCCGAAGGGAACACCTTCACATCCGTGCCCGAGGCGTAGACCACCTGGTCGGTAGACCAGGAGACGATCCGCTCCGCTGCACCAGAGGTCAGGTCCTGCTTCTCCGTCTGGTTCAGCAGCGTCACGCCGCCCGTAGTGCGCCACGGGTTCACCCCGAGGCTGTCCCGGAACTGGGACATTGTCAGTTTGTCCGAACCTGGATCAAGCAGCAGACGACCGGCACCACCCGTGAAGTCCTGCTGGCTGCGCATCCACCAGGTGGAGAACGCCTGCTCACCTGGTTCGGTGGAGGTGTCCACCTGATCCTTACGCTGCTGGGCGAACGCCCGCCGGGTCAGGTTCTCCCGGTTAGCAGCGGACAGGAACGGCAGGCCACCCACCGCCCACTCGTAGGCGCAGTCCGTGTTGATCCACGGGGTGCGACCGACCGAGGTGTCCACCCCCGCCGCCGGGTTGATGCCCGGCAGGTCGATGATTGTGCGACCAGTGATGTCAGCCATCGGCTAGGCCCCCAGCCGGGTCACCATCAGGTAGGCCGTGTCCAAGTGGACCGACGTACCACCCGAGTTCCACTGCGCAGCCTGCAAGGCGAAGAAGTCACCCGAACCGTTCGCATAGCACACAGCCGACAAGTTCTGCCACGCACCCTGGTAGCCGGTGGTGTCAGCAGCATGAAGATTCTGCGCCAGCGCAATCGTGGAGCCGTTGTTCACAATGATCTGCAGGCCACGCCAGCCCGTGTTGTTGATCTCCCATGATCCACCGGCCGTGATCAGATAGATGCCCGCCTCAGTTGGCACGATGTCCGGTGCGTTGGCTGCGTGCCAGCCGTTAGCGTCCGTCTCCGCCGTCATGCCGATGCTGGTGAACGCCGCGCCCGAGGTGATCGTCACCGACGAGGCGCGGGAGGTGGAACAGTAGCGGGCCTGGTCACCCAGCGAGATCACCGACGCCAGGTTGCCCGACACGCCATGCACCCCGGAGCCGTTAGCGATGTGGGTGGCCAGGTTGGATGTGGCCGTGTTCGCTGTACTGTTGGCCGTGTTCGCCACGCCCTCCGTCGCCGTCAGGCGTGACTGGATCGAACCGGTCACCCCATGCACACCCGAGGTGAGGGCAGCGTGGGTGGTCAACGCACTAGAGTTGGTGGTGTCCCCCGCGTCAATGTACGTCTTCAGCCCGCCGGTCACACCATGCACATCGGAGGTGGCGTTCACATGGGCGTTAGCCTCACGGAACTCTATCGCCGTAACGCCATGCTCCACCTTCGCACCCGACAGGTGCGACAGGGCAGTCGTGCCATCGTAGCCACGGGTCACCGTCCACGACGTACCGGACACGTTCGTCACATAGACGGCTTCCTCATCGGCCAGGTCACGGTTGATGATGGCGACGAACGGGGTGGACGGGTAGCCGCTAGATGAGGCCACCGTCAGCGAGGTGGCCACGTTCGTGAGAGCACCAGCCAGCGTGGTGGACGGCGCAGCCGAGGTGTAGTTGCGGACGGTCATGTGTTACCTCACTCTGTGAATCTTGCCGGGGTATCTGCGCTGCTGCTCTGCGATCTCAGCGGTCAAGCGAATGTTGAACACCCGCCAAATCTGCTGCGTCAGATTGCCGCCCTGGTTGGGCTGCGCCTGATCAGCCAACTCCAGCCCCGTCAGGGACTGGTTCGACAGGCGGGCTGCGTCCACACTGGACAGCAGCCGCCACACCGCGCCGTACACCAGAACGTCACGGCACGACTCCGGTAGCCCAATCGTGGTCATCGTGTCCGAGTCGGAGACGAACTCTGCCGGGTCCTGACCGACCGTGACGCTGACGCTGCAGCCATGCGTCAACCCCTCCAGAATGTCCAGGCTCACCCCGGTAGGGAAGTCGGTCGTGTCGGCGGACAGGTTGATGTCCCAGTTGTCCACCGGCCACCAGTTGTTGTAGCCGTCAGGTAGACGCCACCGGATGTCGAAGATGGCCGAGGTGGTAGCCGGAATCCCGAAGCCCACCTTCGTAGCGTCAGCCGTGAACGAATACTTCTGGATGTTGAACAGCGAACCGCCCACCGCCTGGATGGTGTCGTTGATCGCCTTCTTCACCCGGAACCTGGGCCAGGTCGGGTTCGCTGTCACCTTCGTACCGGACGGGTAGGACGACACCGTGGTGGTGCCTTGGGCACCACGACCGTACGGGGGAACCGTCACCGTGTTCAGGGTGCGGTCCACCTCGTCGATCTCCACCAGTTCATCCCCCACCTCAACGATGGAGGCGTTCACCCTGGAGGCTTTCGCCACGCTGAAGGTGGTGGCCGGGGAAGTCCAGGCCGAGGTGAGGTAGGTGGATTGGTCCTGGTTGCGGGTGTAGCCCCGCAGCACAGACAGAACCTCCTCCACCAGACTGGCGAATGTGGTCACGATGCTGCCTCCATAGTGGCGATAACGTCAGCCCGCTTCGTGCTGTTGGGCTGTAGCCCGCCCTCGCGGGCCTCCCGATACAGCGCCAGGTCCTTGTCCAGCCGGTCCTGGTCTGTCTTGTCCAGCCCCTTCGCTGAGGCGGCGTAGCCTATGCGCAGGTTCTTACTGCGTAGGCAGGCTCCATATGTTGGGTGGTCTTCACCCTCGCACTTACACATGGGCTACCGTGCTACCGGCAGCACCTTGGCGAGGCGCTGGATGAAAGCGTCAGTGCAGTAGATGACGTTGACGGCCGGGCGCTGCTTCAGGGTGACATCACCCTTGGAGATCGGGATCAGTTTCCCGCCAGCCTGCAAGAACCAGGCACCCTTGCCGTTCCCTCCGACGTAGATGTTCAACGCGCTATCCTCCTCAATGAACGGAGCCTCAGGCTCCGGGGTTGGTGTTGGTTCAGGGGTCGGTTCAGAATTCTGAACGGTGCGAGGTCGGCCGAAGCCGACGATCTGCCCGTTGTTGTAGCGAATCGTGTCCACCACCGAGTTGGAGATGTTGCCCTCCACGGTGCGGACATACTCAGGCCAGCCGCTCTTGTCCACGACCCGGCCGATGTGCTTGATCAGCGAGAAGTTGGGGCTGTCCGACAGGCCAGACCCATCCCAGTCGAAGTAGGCTGCGTCCCCATCCTCCGGTTCGGTATGCCAGTCGCCACGGGCAGCGAACGCTGCCGCACCGTCCGGGGTGTAGTGGGTGAACGGGATGGTGCCGGTGTCGTTGTCCACCGTGCCACCGGCTGCGACCGTGGCCGACTCGTAGAACATGCCGCACCAGGCTCCACCTGGATAGCCCCACTCGCGGGACCACGGCGTATCGCCGTCGCTTTCCTCAACGTAGCCCACAAACGACAGCGACCAGTCGATTGCAGTCTGGTTGTCGTATGTCATGCCACATCCTTCGGGTCGATCACGGCAGGACCGAAGTCAGTCGAATCGAAGTTGGGTCCAGGCGGGGTGACGCCCGGCTCCAGCGGGGCCGGGTCCAGCAGCGAAGGTGAACCCTTCTCCCCCACGCTGGTCGAAGCGACGGAGGTGACCACCGACAGACCGGCAGCGATCACAGCAGCCAGCGCTGCAGCCTGCCACTCCTTGCTGGTGGCACCGACGACGATGCCGGTAGCAACGAACGCCTGGGCGAACGTCTTGATGGCCCGCTCTGCGGTGCGCTTCCAGAACTCTTTCGTGAACACACTGTCTCCTTCATCCGACATGGAAAACCTCCTTGAATACAAGCCACACCAACGTGGCAGCGGCGGCGATAGCACCAGCCACCACCGGCCACGCCACCTTCGGCGCGGTAACATCCACCTGTTGCTGCTTCAGTGCAGCCACCTCCCGCTCAACCTCACGCACCCTGGTGTCCAGGTCGTGTATTGAGACGTTGAGCAGGTTCAACGATGCGAGCAACGCATCGACCTTGCCCTCTAGTCGTGCCAGTGCGACTGGCAGCGTGTCGTCCTGTGCCATTAGAGACTCCATTGCGCTGTCGGGTAGTCTTGCCACATGCCGATCTTGTCCACATAGAACGTGTCGGTGCTCACGCCCGTGTCGAACACAACGAACCACAACTGCACCCCGACCGTCAGGGCGGGTGCCGTCGCCGTCACCCTCGCCTCCGACCATGTGTTCGCCGTGATCTTGGCGGAATCGAAGGAGGAGATGGTGCCGTTGACGTTGTTGCGCCACTCGCCGGAGATGTAGTAGTTCTGCCGGGAACCCAAACCCTTCAAGAACGAGGCGACGAACGTGTAGGTGTTGCCTGCCGTGCAGGAAATGTTGCCGCCGGGGGTGAAGCCCTTGATGCCAAGGTCACCACCGGCCACGTTCATCGTCACCTTCAGCGACTGGTTGCCTGCGGCGAAGGTGGACGTATCCACCGCCTTCGTCAACGAGGCGTTGATGTCCCAGTAGGAAGCATCCGTCTCAAACGATGCACCGTTCGCCGGGATCAGGTTCGTCTTCGTGCCGATGCACGCATCCGATGCGGCGTTCACACCCAGCCCTGACGTACCGGCGATAGCGTTCAACGCCCCGGCGATGTCCAGGTACGGCTTGCCAGCCTTCGTGTTCAACGCACCCTGCAGATCCTGGCCCGAGGTGCCAGCCCAGATGTTGGCCGCACGCTGTGCGTCCAGGCCGGTCGTACCGGCCAGCCGGTTCAGGTTGTATTGCAGTTCAGCCATGATTCTCCTAGACCGTGTACGAGGCCCAGGAGGCCAGCGTGAATGATGGTGTGGTGCCACCGACTGTGTAGTAGACGCGCCACTGGCGCGGCACAATCGTGTTAGCCGACGAGTTGGCCGTGTTTGCAGCACCAGGGAACGCCTTCAACACATAGGTGCCGGTCGTGGTGATGCTGGCCGTCTGCAGGTTGGTGGTGTCCCAGTCCACCCAGGTGGTGCCGTTGTCCGGTGACCACTGCAACTTGCACACCAGCGTCGGGGTCGTACCCGTCACCGCCGTCACCAGGATCGCAACGAACATTCCCGTATGGTTGTAGTTGTTCGTTGAAGCACCAGCCACCGACACTGTCTTCGCAGCCGACGTATCCACGTTCACGACGCCGTTGCTGCGGGCACGATCCCACACCGAATCGGACGGGTTCCACAGCAACTGTGGCGACGCCACCATGCCAGCGGAAGGGTTGGCCTTCGCATCGCCCAGCGTGGCCGATGCGGAGATGGGCACCGTGGCGGTGACCGTGCCGGACACGGCCTGCGTGCCCTGCGGGATCGGGGTGATCAGGTCCGTCAACGGTTGACCGTCCAACTGGACGGTGACGTTGGCTGTGCCCGAAGTCCAGGCTGTCGCCTGCACCCTGATCTGTAGCCAGCCCGAGATGTTCACCCTGGCCGCTGTCGCGGCAGCGATCACACCCGTAGCACCGGAAGCGAACAGGGCACCCGTCACAGCGTTCACGGCCTTCAAGCCGAACCAAGTAGTGCCGCCGTCGTTGCTGCCCTGGAATGTAGCGTTCACCCCGGCGAAGGTTCCGTGGAACGTGACCACCGCCGAGTTGTTGCCGTCCACCGTGATCGGTCCAACCGTGGATGCGGCGGAGGTGATGGTGCCGGTCGTCTTCGTAGGTCGGGCACCCTTCACCGCTGCCCCGTTCGTCAGCAGCGTGTTGGTGGAGGCAACCGTCGCATCCAGCGCGATGTTGCCCAGTGCGTTCTGAAGAACCATTACAGCCCATCCTCAACTTTGATCTGAATGTTTCCGCCGGTCGTGTCAATCCACAGGTACGGGATACCGGCACCCGGCGACGGTGTCGCCGACTGCACATACACCCGGTACGGTGCCTTGTCATCCACATACGACTTCTGCACCGCATCGTCGGCGTTGACAGCCGCACCAATCTTCAACGCCCCAGCACCACGCAGTTCGAAGTAGGCGTTCGTCCCGGCCGTCTCATCGGCTGCAGTCGGATATGCGGCGATGATGGTGGAGCCAGAGTTGCTGCCGTTGCGCACAATCGACAGAGCGCCAGACTTCACACCGTTACGCGGTGCCGTGTCGAACGCGATCACCGACGAGCCAGTAGCCTGCACGTTCGTCAGATATGCGATACCCGACGACAGGTACGTCGGGTTCAAGGTGGACGAGTTGCCTGCCCCATCGTCCGACTTGATCGTGGACGTAGCCGTCACGTTCGTGAAGTAGCCGATGCCGGTTGAGGTGTATGTCGGATACATCACCGACGAATGGCCAGCCCCATCGTCCACCTTCACCATCGTGGAGCCGGTGAACGAGGTGCCCGCTAGCGGCCCCGTCAGGGTGCCGCCAGCCGTCGAAAGGAACCCGCCCGCCCCATACTGCCAGCCGACATGGTCGGCGATTGTGGAGCCGTTCACGACGAACGTCTTCGTGTTGTAGTCGCCAGCGCTGAGCAGCGAATGGTTCACGATGTACGGCTTCGTCGTCGTAATGTCGAAGCCGTTGAAGTCCAGCCGGGTGATCGGGGCCAGCACATCGTAGATGATGAGCAGCACCTCGTCGTAGGCGTCAGGCTCCGTGTCCTTGATCGTCACATTTGTGCCGAAGATGTTCGTTACGTCGTAGCCGTTGCGACCGTTGAACACGGTCACCGGGCTGTGCTTGATCGCAGCCTCCCCCGGCTTCGGACGCAAGGCCGGTGTGTCGCTGGCCTGCTGACAGCAGGCGTCAAAGGTGATGTTGTCGAACGTCACCCCGTCCACACCGTAGGTGGAGTAGGAACCTTCACACGCGATGTACAAGCCTGCCGCTGCAGAGTTGGAGATGTAGCAGTCGCGGTAGGTGATGTTCTCGCCACCAACCACCGACATGCCACGGCCCCACAGTTGGTTCGTCACTGTCACGTTGGAGATGTCGATGTTGCGCACCCGTGTCGGTCGTGTCTCATACGACACGATGGCCACGCCATCGTCCCCCGCATGGTCCGACACGATGTCGGTCACCGTGCCGTTGCGGGTTTCGTGCGTCATGTGCAGCGTGTCAGCCAGCGTGTAGGACAGGTTGCAGCGGCGGATGTCGAAGCCGTTCACCGTGTCCAGGAGAATCCCAGCCGCAGCCGAACCCACCACTGTGATGTCGCGGATCGCGACCTGGCCGCACTGGTAGATGAACAGCCGGTGGCTGTAGTCACCCGACCGTCTAGTGGTGGCCGTCGAGGTCAGCGTCAGGTTTTCCACCGTCAGGTCGTAGCAGTCCTCAAACGCCAGCCCACCGGTAGAGTCAGCATCGCCCACATGGGCGATGGTGCCGCCACCAGTCACCGTCAGGTTCGTGAAGCCGTTCACCACCAGGTTGTCGGTGTGCTTGAACGTGTGACCGGACGGGACGATCAGCGTCATGCCGTTCTTCAGTGCAGCAATCGCTGAGTTGATCCCTGCCGTGTCATCCGTCGTGCCATCCCCGGCGCAGTAGTCCAGCAGGTTCAGCGTCAGCGAACCACCACTGGCGTCGTCGTAGATGACATCGACCGTCTCCTTCAGCCGTGTAGGCGTCAGCCACTTAGCGTCCGGGTCACCGACCCGTTGATCCAGCGTCGCCTTCGCGGTACTGCGAGACATCCGTACTCCTAACTGAACTCGTCTGAGAACTCGTCGCTGAACTGGTCGAACAGTTCCAGCCAGTCACCGAAACCTGCCGCCACCAAGGTGGCTGCCGTATCGTCATCGACCACGTTCTCGTAGCCACCCCGGAAGAACTTGTCCGCCACCAGCAGGGTGGAGTTGTCGGGGGTACGGTCGAAATGCCACGACCCACCGATGCGGTACAGGGTGCCTGAAGAGACGTTGCCCTTCACCCACCACAAGTCGCCGCCCTTGTTGTACTGCTCCGTGAACGTAGGAATCGTCAACGTGTAAGCCATGTGAACCCTTCCGTTCCGATCTTCCAACCCCACCGGCCCGAAGGCCGGTGAGGAAGGGAGGTCGGCCTAGTAGGTCGAACCACTTTCAATACGGTAGATGGCCTCCTGGCGGTAGATCGCCCACCCGATCAGCGCCTTCCAGCCCAGGGGGCGGAAGCGAAGAAGCGGATCGGTGACCGCACCAGCGACAACCTTCGGCTCGTATCCAACAGCCTCGGCCAGCGCCTGCTTGCCGAAGATCACCGAACGGTGAACCTTCGCCGACGCAGCACCGTCAGTAGCCTGGTAGGTACGGGGCGACTCGATGAACCGGACGCCTTCGTACACGCCAACCTCACCGTTCCACAGGCTGGTAGCGCCTGAGTACAGGTGCGGATCGCGCCATGCACCCGTGCCAGTCTCAGCCCGAAGGTCATGCGACTGGTCAGGATGGATGATGCCGGTGAAGTATCCACCGTCACCAGGCACGGCAGCATTGCCACGCAACTTCGACACGACATACCGGATAGAGGCAGACGACAGTTTGTCGGATGCGCTCAGGGTGTTGGTCGGGCCGGTGGTGTTGGGGCCTGCAGCCTTGGAGTAGACCACGTTGGTGCCAGCACGCAGAACGTCGCGGACGAGAACGTCCAGGCTGTCCCGCATGTTCCAAGCAATCACGTTGGCGACGTAAGGATCAATCGCCGACAGGGACTCCAGGGAAAGCAACTCGGTGGTGAGTACGCTGTTGCCGTACTCGTTGAGGGTGATCGTTGTTTGAGTGGTGTTCGACAGCGCCACAGCGTCGGGGATGTCGGCCTGCACCAGTGGCGTGGTAGACACGGCCAGGTCAGCGTAACGCTGCAGGACAACCGACGAGCCGGGCTTGTCCACATCGGCAGGACGCTTGTCCGCGAAGTTGCGGAACATCGGCTCTGCGCGAAGTTGGAACTCAACCAACTTGTCATACGCGGTCAGTACCAAGTTCGACAGGGTCGTCGTCCTGGTACTGTTTACTGGGGTAGCCATTGCTGGCTCCTCCTTCTGGTTAGGGGGTGATGGTTACTCGCTCGCCTGCCGCAGGATGGCCAACAACTCCGCCTCGGACTGGGCACCGTTGATCTGGTCCGCCATGTTCTGTGGCGATCCCGGTGTGGTTGCCGACTGATCCACCTTGTTGATCCGGCCGATCTCGGCCTTCTCTTCCTCGGTGTAGAAGCCCGCCTTGGGTTGCTCTGGTTCGTCTGGTGTCACGCCAAAGACATCGCCGTACTCGTTCAGCCAACCTCTGACAGCATCCGTCGATGCGTCTACGTCGGCTGGGATGAAGGCGGCAATCTTCGGGTTGACGCCGAAAGACTCCAGTGTCGAAGCGAGCGTTGTGCTTCGCTTCTCCAGGCTGACCTCTTTCAGTTGCTTCTGAGTTTCCTCCAGTTCCTTCTGCGCCTTCTTCAGTGCGGCGCGGAGGGACTTGATTCCGTCAGAATCGTCCTGGTACTCGTCATCGTCGTACCCGTACTGCGACATGCTACTCCCTAATCATTGTTGTGTTCGCTGGCCAACACCACACACGGGGATGAATGGTGTGCTCCAACTGCCGGTCTACCTACGCACGCCAGGGCCGGTCGATCTGGCGGTGGTCTATATGTTCTTCCGCTCCGACAGGGTGCCCGAGTCGGCGGAAAGTTTGCCGCTGAAGGCGGCACGTTCGCGGGAAGCCAGCCGCTTCCTGCGCTGGTCGATGTCGCTGGCACCTTGCATGTTCATCGCTGAACGTGCGACATCCTCGTCGCTGATCGCATCCTGGGAGTACATCCCGGACAGGCTGCGGGCTGCGGACAGTTCGTCGGCAATGCCAGCCAGCGCCTTGTCGTCGCTGCCAGCCACAGTTGCTGGAGGCTCGCCACCCTGTGTTGCAGCAACCTCCTCGGCAAACTGGGTGGAGAACTGGGCACCAGCCTTGCGGGCTGCTGCGTTGAACTGGGCAGCGTTGTAACGCTGCCGCACGATCTGCTCCGTCTTCGTCGGGTCCAAGAAGTAGGCCACCAAGTCGGACTGACCTACGCCGTACATGTCCTGCAGTGACTTGACCAAGCCGGGGTCGGCGTTGATCGCCGCCTCATGCGCCATGTTGATCCGCGACTGCAAATCCTCCGGGTCCACATTGTTGGCGATCAGGTTGGTGTAGTCGGACGGCTTGTCGTAGAAGCCCTTGTAGCCGGGCAACGCCAAGCCAATCATCGACTGCACCTTGCGCTCGTAGGTCACATACTCAGTCGGTGTCATCTCGGCGTAGCCGTTCTTCACCCTGGCCTCATTCGCTGGGAAGCGAGCCTTGTAGGTGTCGGCCACCGTCTTACCGTTGGGCAACTTGTCGGTGTCCGTCTTCAACCTGATCCAGATGGCGTCGGCGTCGGCTGCGCCGTAGCCTTCCTTCGTCACCAGGTTGTGTTCCACATAGTCCCACAGGTCGGACATGCCGTAGTCGGCCATGAGTGAGCGGACAGCCAGCAACTGCTTCGGGTCTGGCTGGGTCGGCAGCGTGGGCGGGGTGGGTCGTGTGCCCGTACCTGATGGGCTACCCTTCGGGGTGCCGTTCGGATTCTTCCCCGCCTTGATGTTGGCTGCGATCTGCGCCTTCAGGCGCATGTCTGCCTTCACCTTCGCCAAGGCGTTCGGGTTCTTGCTGATCGCGTCCTTCATCTTCTTGTCAAGCGCCTGCTTGACTTGACGCTTACGCTTGGCGGCAGCGGCCTGCTGCTGCGTGTACCTGGCTGCTTGCTTGCTCCCGCCGGAGGCGCGAGAGTTGTCACCCTGATTGGTCGTGGTCACTGCACCGCTCCCCACGCTTTGAGTAGCGCCATGCCAACTCCTGCCGAATCACGCTGGAACTGCTGCGTCTGCTTATACCGGGCGTCCTGCCGCGCCATCTGCTTGACCTGCCATAGGGCCAGCGGGGCAGGCTTGCCCTGCTCGTCAGTGTTGGTCAGCGCCTTCTGCACGATGCTGTCGTGCAGTCCTAGTTGCTCTGGGTCCATCTCCAACTCGCCAGCCACAGCACCCACTGTGCCCGCCGCTAACGTCTTCAAGTCTTGGCCAGCCTTGATCTGTTCGGCGAAGGCAGTGTATTGCTGCGCCGCCTGCTCGCGGATGTAGCGTTCCCAGTCCTTGTCCGACTGCAACCCTTGGGCGACGCTGCGTGCAGCATCAGCGTAGAAGCGGTTGTTGAACTTGACGCCGTTCGCCTCGGCCGTCCCCCGCAGTGTCTCGGCCAGGTTGCCCGCGTTGCCATGCAACTGCCCGGCTGCGTCGGTCTTGATGAACGCACCCATGTGCTGCTCTAAGGTTGCCTCATCCCAACCTTCAGAGATGCCCTGGTTGATGATCAGGTCACGCATGTGGTCGGAGAAGTTGACGCCCATCGCCTGGGCTGTCCTCTCAAACTTCTCGCGGTTCTGCTTCATGCGCAACTGGTAGGTGCGTGGGTCGGTTACCCGCTGCACTTCCAGTTGACGCCACTGCTCCGACTGCGTCTTCCACCAGCGCGTGTTGCGCAGCCCAGCCATGAACTTCGACTGGGCGTTGCCCGTGGTGTCCTCGGCCCACTTCTCCCTGATGGCCGTCTGGAACAGTTTGTACAGGTCCTTGTTCTTCGGGTCAGTGATGAGCGAAGCGGCCAGCCCGTACTTCTCGGACATCCACTTGATCGCTGCCTTCTCCTGCGCCGGGGTCTGCGTTGGTGTGGTCACAGCACACCGGCCCCACGGCTGGAACTAGCGACTGCGTTCCACAGCCACTGTGAGAAGTTGGCACCCATCTGTTCCCCTTGCAGTTCACCTGAGTCTTGACTGTCTGTCTTGACCGCGTCCTTCGCCAGGTCCAGGCGTCCCTCCATAGAGATGCCGGTCTTCACCTCGTTGACCGGGTTGCCCGCCGCGTCAGTGGACGAGGTGGCAACGTCGGGGTGCAGGTTCTCCTGCTCGTTCAGGTGGGTAAGGAACTTCGCCACCTCTTCGTCGGTCGCTGCACGACCGATCAGTTGGAACGATGCGGCGTCCATCAGTTTGCGTGCCGTGCCCTCGTCGGACAGGGAGACTTGCTCAGTGGTAGCGGAGCCACTGCCACCACCGCCACCACCGCCACCACCGCCACCACCGCCACCACCGCCTCCGCCGCCACCGCCTCCGCCGCCAGAGCGGGTGCTGGTGGAGCCGGAGAAGCGGATGGACGAGCGGCTACCGCCGCCACCGCCAGACCCACCCGGTGATCCACCGATAGGTGTTGGCCCGTTCGTCCAGCCCACACCCTTCGGCTTCACCTCCAGTTGGACCTGGCCCTGGTCGAAGGTGGCTGGCTGTTGCGGAGTGAACGCGGCGGCTGTGCCGCCCGCCTTCAGCGACATGCCAATCGTGTCGGACACGGTGCGTCCGTCACCACCCTGGTTCATGTAGGCGGTGATCTCTGCGGCTTGCTTGAACGCCTGCCCAATCTCAGACTTGCTGACTTGGTCTTTACCCCACACCATCTTGGCGTAGGCCAACGCCTGATCCTTCAGCACCCGTGGGGTCTTGTCGTCGTTGATGTAGTAGCCGGAAGACTCCACCGGAATCCAGGACCAGAACCTATCGGTGATGTCGCGGATGTCCTGCTGCCCATCCCACGGTATGAGTTTGCCGTCCTTGCCTAGCCCCTGGTTCTCCGCGCCGACTAGCGCGTTCCACTGCGGGTCTTGCATGGACGACAGGCTGGACGAATGTTCCTGCCCTACCTTGGATGGCACCGGCTCCCAATACTGGAAGCCGGTCACGATGCGCTGACCGTTGCCGTCCAGCGCGTATGACCCGTCAGGGTTGAGGGCGTAAGTCTTGGCGTTGTTCAAACCCTCCAGGCCCTGCTCCCTAGCAGCCCGGCCCAAGATTGTGTTGAACGACTCCTGCCCCTTGTGCGGACCATCCGGTTCGATCTGTGTGATGTTCGGATTGGCCGACAGCGTGGACGGGCGCAGGTTCATCAAGGCCGGGACGGAGAAGTCCTGGCCCGACATGCGCGCCCGCTCCATCGCCTGCCGTGTCAGTACGGAGTTCAGGCCGACCGGCGAGTTCGGATGCCCACCATTCCACGCGATCTCGCGCTGCACATTCTGGTGCTCCATGATGAGTTCACGGGTGTCGGTGATCGCTGCTAGGGCCGCAGCCCTAGCCTGGTACGCCTCCGGTGTGAACTGGTAGGCCAGCGACACGGGAACGATCTCGCCCGACTGGGCGTCACGAACAGACCACCCATTACCTGGGTTGTCCCACTGTCCACCATAGCCATCGACGGCAGGCGTCGGGGTTTCACCCCAGCCGCCACCACCGGGAGTGTCCACCATCGACACATCGCCACCGTAGTACGAGTCGCGAGAGTCGGAGAAGTGTTGGGAAGCCTGCTCCGTTTGGTAGGTTTCCTTGGCGTCGCTCCAGTTACCCACTACCGATCACCTGCCGTGTTAGGGACACTCAGGTTGTCCATGTACATGTAGCCCTTCACGATGCGGTGGAACCTTTCATCGCCTGCGATGATGTTGTCCACCTTCGCCTCAAAGTCGTCCTGGATTGCGTGCTGCTTCTTGTAGCCCACATCGAACGAAGCCTTCGCCTGCTCGTACTGGGCCTGGTAGTTCTCCCGCAGCGCCAGGTAGTTCTGTGCAGCCTGCACCAGCGTCGCGTTCCCTTCGCCCTTGGCGAAGTCGGAGTTGTTCGCGATCTCACGGATCAGCGCCAACCCTGTACCCACCCACTTCGGGTTGGAGTACGACTCGGCGAAGCCGGGGTACTGCTCCTTCAACTGGTTGGTGTACGCAGTCAGTCGCGCCTTGTACGCCTTCGCCTCCGGGGTGCCCGGCATCACGCCGTGCGCCTGCTTCTCCACATCCAACTGGTCGGCGAACAGCAGCCGCTTGCGCATGGCAACGTCACGCTCAAACTGCTTACGCTGCTCCTCCGGTGTCAACTTCGGCCGGATCGTTTCCTCGCTACCGGGAACCTTGTGCTTCTCCTCGTAGCGGTACGCCGCAGGGTCGAAGCCTTTGGAGTACGGCACCAGCATCCCGACAGCGGCCGGATCAATCTTGCCGATCTTGGCGTAGAAGTCTTTCTGCGCCTCCATCGCGTTGATCGCATCCCAGGTGGGCGACAGCCCAGACTTGCCGTGGCTTGACGCCAGCATCCCCACCGCTTCGGGGAACTGCTGCAGCATCATCTGGTCAGCCTTCGATGTTCCGTAGTTCTCCTTGAACATCTGGTAGACGTTGGACAGATGTTGGTAGGTGGAGTCCTTGAACGTGCCACCCATCGGTGACACCATCCCTGTGAAGAAGCGCAGCAGGAAGTTGCCTGCCACCATCTTCGTGTTCTCCTCGTCGTCCACCTTAGGTTCTTCACCCTTGCGTCCGTCGAGCATCCAGCGCAGATGGCGCAACTCAAACGCTGAAGTCTTCTGTGCATTGACGTAGTCGTTCGCGTTGCTGTCGCTGTCCAGGTAATGCCAGATGTTCTGGATGGACGGCGGAAGCATCCGGTCCAACGATCCCCACTGCGAAGAGGGACCGGATGGTCCCAGCAGTTGTGCCGTGATCGTCTTCCCACCAGGCACATGAGTGTTGAACCAGTTGAGGATGTTGCCACCGCCCAGCGTCTGCGCAAAGTTGGAGACACCCATTGAGATGTACGGGGCAGGTCCCGGCAGGAACATGCCCGCGATCATGTTCTCCTTGTTCTCCACGTTGGCGTAGATGTTGATGATCGACGCAGGGTCGATCACAAACTTGTCTGCCCCGTTCGGAACGTAGGAACGTAGCGGCGTAGGGATGGGAATGGCGATGTTGCCGTCCTCGTCCCAGAGGCCCAGCCGTTCCGGCTCGGCCGCGATCTTCAACAGGATCGCCATGTGGTCTGGGTTGTCCACGAAGTTCTTCGACCAGAAGGCGAGGCTGTTCGTCTGCGCTTCAGCGAACGCCGACACTAGACGGATCGACTCCGGCGCACGGTGACGACGGGTCAGCGTGTACAGCGTGTCCCGCACATCCTGCACCGCAAGGCGGGCAGCGTTGCGACGTAGCGACTCCAACTCTTCCAGCGTCAACTTCTCGCCACCTGATGTGGCGCGCTCCAACGCTGTAACCATGTGGTCGTTGAAGCGTGCGTTGGCCAGCGGCATACGGGCGAACAGGTCCTCAGGTACTGAGCCGATCCACTGGAAGACCTTGTTGGTCACCTTGCGCGCAGCGCCGAAGAAACTGGCAGAGTCAAGATGCCAGCCTGCGACCCCCTCCAACTTGTCGCCAATCACCGGCACCCATCCATGCTCACCTGGTGCCAGCGTGGCACGCAGCATGTTGGGGTTCACCTCTTCCCCACGGGCCAGCATGTTGCGGGCTTCGCCGTTCGGGATCAGGCCATTGACATGATCAACCTCACGCAGGAACTGCGTTCGCGCATCATCAACCGTGTTGATCTGGAACATCTGGCGAACCTTGGACGCCTCTTCGCCTGGATCGCGCAGCACCCAGGCGATGTAGTCGGGCATCACGCGCGACGCATCCTCAGCCGGGACGGACAGGATCATGCGGGCCGATGTGTTGTTCCTCATCGTCCGGTTCGCCACATGCGCCAAGGCGTTGAAGTAGGCAGGGTCGCCATGTTCGATGCGCTTGTTCTTGTAAGGAATCTCCTTGCGCAATGCTGCGTTGGCAGCGTTGCGTCCAGACTTGATGAAGTTGGACACGGTGTCATCGGCAGACACGGCCTGCCGTGCGATGTCACCAAACGCACCAGAGAAGATGCCGCCGTAGTGGAACGTCTGCCCGTTGACGTACTGAGTCTCCATGCCTTCACCGACACGCAGATGGCCAGGTCGTCCAACCGGCACACTGACACGACCGCCAGCGTTCACCTTAGGCGTGCGTGCCCATAGGCCACCCTCAGCCCTGGCCCCCATGTACTGCGCCAGTTCGCGAGCGTGCCCTGCGCTGGCATCAAGTTGTGCCCGCGCCGTCAGGGCGTTGGCCCATTCGGCGTGGGCTAGCCGCAACTCTTCATCGTTGGGCAGGGCCTCCCACCAGTTGGGTGACAGCCCATCCGGCGTTGGCGTGAGCACACCCAGTTGGGTGAGCATCCCGCCAGCCTCGGCGTCGATACGGTTCGCCTTCGCTATGGCTGCGCCCAGCGCACGCTCCGTCGTTGTTACCCACTGATCGCCAGCATCCAACGTCTTGCTGATCTTGCCGTCAGCCTCGTCAATCCAACGCTCAATGTTGGACGCCTTCGTCCACTTCTGTGCAGGGAACGCAATCTCGGGGCTTAGCGGGACGGTGTCCCGCAGCACCTGCTTGTTCCACTCCCGTTCCCGCTTGCGTTGCATCGCAACCTGGAACTCTTCCGGGCTGTGGAAGGTGCCCACTGTCTCGTTCTTGTACACCCACTTCATGCCCGACTCGGGGTCGGTGTAGATGTGTACATCCTTCGGTGAGGTTGCCCCGCCCGTCAACTTGCGAGTCTTCACCCAGTCCCACATGCCGCTGGAGCGTTGCACCAACCAGCCGTCACCATTGTCCACGATGAGAGACTTGACCGGTGGCATCTCATGTGCGATCAGGTGGGACGCATCCCGTGCCGGGGTGAGGACGGGTAGCCCTGGGCGTCGTGGTACCGGGGTGCGCATCTGCCCAGGCTCGGCCTCCAGGCGCTCGGCCAACTTCTTAGCCTGCAGCCCCTTCAGTTTCGGGCCTTGGCCCGACCTGTCTAGCACCACACGGATCGGCACATGTGGCATACCTGTCGCCTGTGCTGCGATGATGCGGTGCTTGCCGTCGATCACCCGTGCCACACCGGAAGGATCGACGCCGATGATGATGGGGCTGTCGAACCCTTTGCCTTCAGCGATCTGCTGGATGTACTGGTCCACCCGTGCCGGGTTCACCACTGTGGTGCGCTCGTCCAATTCGACCGCACGCGTAGGTGCGATGTCGGTTGCGCCCTTCTCCTGAGCGAAGCGGTGCATAACGCCAGGATGTTCATGGAAGTCCATGACGATGTGTTCGCCTGGACCTTCGTCCAGCATCTTCGACAGGCGTGCCACCTCGTCATGTGCAGCCTTGGAGCGTTCGGCTACGTTACGCACAGCCGGGGCTGACAGGTCGGAGTCCATGATCCTGACAAGGTGCCAGCCCTTGTCCTCATGTACCGCATTGCGCATCTCTAGTGCGTCACGTTCAGCCGTGTCGGCTACCTCGCCTGCAATCTTTGCGGCCTTCGTGTCACGCCCGCCACCCTTGAAGATGAGCGACACATAGTTGCCCACACCTAGCGTGGCAGCGAGGCGAGACTGTGCCTCAATGCCCACGTTGCGCAGCGGGTAGGACAGTGGACGGGCCAACACTAGCGGCTTCCACACGTTCATAATGGCGTCGCCGCCCTTGGCTACGCCACCCACGATGGCGCGGCGAGTCTCCAGTCGCTTCGCTCCAGACAGGTCACCAGGGCGCAGCGAGCCGGGCTTCTGGTACGCCTCCATGAACGCGGGCGTTTCCAGAATCTGCTGAAGGTGACGGAAGTCCGTCACCATCACATGGTTGTCCAGATGACCGGCAAGGATGCGATCCTCAATCGGAACGTAGTTGCCGTTCTCGTCCAGCGTGTGCCCGAACTGGCGCTTCTTGAACATGTCCTGCTGGAACAGTTCCTCGGCCCGCAGGTTCTTCTGGTAGTGTTCGATGACATCATCAAACACGGACCCGCTGATCCCGTTAGCGGACAGCGTGTCCCTCCACACATGTTCGTTGAACCATTCGGCTGCATCCTTGAACGCGACATCAGCCGACTGCCCCAACTGGGTGCGGCGGATGTACTCGTTGATGACCCAACGCATACGGTCGCCACCAGTCATGTGCTGGCCATCCCACCAGGTGATCGCCCGCTTGCGCCCGGCGATCATCTTACCCTTCGGCGACTGGGTGTAGGCGGGAACGTCGCGAACGACCGACTGCACAGCGGCGTGGGCGTCAACCTGATCCAGCCCCTTGACGGGCAGGATGCCGTTCGGTAGTTCATCCCATGCCCGCTGGGCCACACCCACCACTGATCCGGGTGCGCCCTTCGGTGTGAAGTAGAAGACATCGGCACGGTTCAGCACGCGCTGGTATCGGATGGCTTCGCCAGCCTTACCTGCCTTACCAAACCCGACAGCCTTCGCAATACCCGTCTTGTTCAGCACGGCGTTCGATGCTCGCGCTGCGCGCGAGTTGGAGTAGGTGTACGGGGTGTACCCTGATGCGAACAGGGAACGATCACCCGGCGTCAGTGCTGCAACGTCGCCGTCGATCTCGTCCTTCAACTGCTGCAGCACCCGATCCATCCGGGCCTTATCGGCCTCGGACGCTGTAGACAGAAGCATCCTCTCGCGCTCGGAGCCGTCCTGCAGTACGCGCCCCTTGGCCAGGTTGTCCCACATGCGCACAGCCTGCTGTGCCTCTTCTTGCGCCAGCAGTAGGGCTGTCCTCGTTTCCTTCAGGTACTCCTTCGCCCAAGGGGAACCGGCTAGGTACAACTCGCGGACGAGGAAGTCCACCTCGTCCTCAGAGTTGGCCAAGAACTTGGCCGAAGCCATCCTGTTGGATGTCTTCTGCACCACCGGGTCCTGCAGGAACGCTGCCGCGTCAGGTCGGGAACTGTAGGTGCGGGTGTTGCCACCCTCCCCCATCGACACATGCGGTGCCGACTCCCCCGTGTGCAGGGTGGAGTTGTGGATGCCGTATGTTCCAGGGTCCAGTGGGTCGGCCCTTACTGGCACGACACGCTCAGTCCACTGGGTGCGCTCCAAGGCATCAGCCTCAGACTCGCCAGGTCGCGGCTTCACATCGTTGGCCGCAAACTTGTACGGCGTGCCCGACGCATCCAGTTGCGTCTTCACCAGGCGACCGTTGTCTGTGAGGCGGAAGCCTTCCACCCCCGCCAGGTCTGTACCGGGAAGCAACTCTCCTGTGCTGTGATCGAACAGCCGTGCATCCACAGCCCAGCCGCTGTCCAACAGCACAGTCTCGCGCCCGTTCATGGTGGCACGCACGGTAGATGTGAGTTTGTCGATGTCTTCTGCGGTGGTCGGGTTCACCGTACCCTTGACGCCTTGCGTCACGATCCCGGCGACATCCTCGCCAACCGTTCGGTCGTTGACGATGTGCGTGTTGGGCTGCACCCGTGGGCCTGGAAGGACGGCGCCATCCGTCCCCATCGCCACCCTGGCCCTACCGGCCAGGTCTTCAGGTAGCGGCACGCCCTCAACGATGTGCGCATACACAGCGTTCTCGGCTTCACGCATCGCAGCCTGCGACATGAAGCGGGAACCTACAGCAGCAGCCCTAGCGCCCTTCATGGCCAAGGCACCCATCCACACCGGGTCGATCACAGGGATCGCCCACATGGCAGCGTCAGTAGCGCCAGTCAGCAGGCTGTTCGCCACACTGTCCCGGTTGTAGAACTCCTTCGTCTGCTTCTCATCGTTGAAGTTCAGACGGCCTTCAGCCTCAGCGATACGGGTCGCCTTCGACACCTGGGAATCCAGATAGGCTGCACCCTGCAGGGCTTCACCGATGCCAGGTATGGATGATGCACCGAAGTGTTCACCGACGAAGTCCATGCCCTCGTTGAAGATCGGGTTCGCATGGTACGCCTGTCCAGGTGACACGTTCTTTGCTGCATCCCACGCCTTACCCAGATCACCGTAGGCGGGCTGGAGAGGGTTCGACATGATCAGCGGGGTGGACACCGCTCGGGACACGTTGTTGTAGACGGCGGCTGTTGCCGCACTAAACGTGTCCAGCAGTGAATCGTGTCCGGTACTGTTTACATCGTTGAGCAGGCGGGTGACCAGTTTGCCATCCGGGTCACGGTAGTAGACGGTGGCGTTGGACAGACCATTGGATGTGTCCACCCGAAGGTGGTTGATCCAGTTGGGATCGTTGACAGCCTGCTGCTGTCCACTGTTGTCGCCACCTGAAGAGTTGGTGTGGTCACCGCCACCGTACTGGAAGTTGTCATTGCCGTACTGGAAGTACGAATCGTCCAGCGGCGCAGGGGCCTGCTGCTCCACAGCCTGCTGTTGCGCCTGGTCTTGCGCGTTCCAGTCATCCTCGGGGACGTAGACGTTGCCGGTATTAGGCACTGGCCCCTCCCGGCTCGGTCAACAGTTTGATGAACTCGTCACGATGTGTGGATGTAAGCCACGGCAGATGGGCAAAGTCGATCACCATCGGTGCCTCATGCGGCCCGAAGGTGTTGGCAAAAGCCTCCACGTTCTGAATGAACGTGGGAATCTGCGGCTCGCTCACAGGTGTCCATCCATCTGCTGCTGCTGTACAGAATTCTGAATCATCCGCACCATCGCACGGTAAGACGGCGACGACTTCGGGTTGCGTGCATGGGGCAGCAGCATCGGCAAGTAGTCTGCCAACTTCGCCGCCTGCGCTGTGCGCTCAGAGGTGGGATCGCCCAGCACCTCAGAGCCTGCACCTGGACCAACGTCTAGCCCCTGTGTGATGGGCACGTTGGGGTTCTGCTCGGGTGCAGTGAGTGGCACAGGGGCAGGGCCGGGTTGTCCGGCCCCGCCTCCTGGCTGTGCCTGCGAAGGTGCAGGCATACCCTGGCTGGATGCGAGCGGGGCAGCCTGCTGAAGCCCGGTGAAGTCTGCCTGTTCACCGTAGCCAGCATCGGGTAACGCGCGCACAGGCTGCGCTCCTGGTTGCCCATCGGTCCTCGCGCTGTATTTGCCAGGGCCACTTACTGCGGCAGGCTTCTCCGGTTTGCGGTATCCACCGTGTCCATCTGCCACTGTCTTCTCCTAGTTGTTGAGCCGGTCTAGCACTTCTTGGCAGCGGCCTTCTTGGCCGGTGCCTTCTTAGCCGCAGCCTTCTTGGCGAACGGGTTAGGCTTCTTACCTGCCGCCGCCTTCTTCGCTGGGGCTTTCTTGGCTGCTGCTTTCTTCGCAGGGAAGGCCATATCTACTTGACTCGATTCTTGTCGTTGTTTCCGGTGGACGGGAACTTGCCGCCGTTGCCCGGATTGCCCAACTTGGTGCTGGTTCCGGTCGCCGGAACATCCGGCCACTTCTGTGCGGGCGGGATGCCGCCAGCCTTAGGGGACTGATCGGGGGTGGCTTTGCTGCCACCCTGCTTTCCAAACATGTTTCTCCTTAGATTGCCTGACGGCGTTGAACGGTGACACCCATGTGTGGTGCCCCGCTGGCAGACAACCCGGCCATCATCATGGCCAGGTCGGGGCGTCCACCATTAGGTGCCATACCTTGCTGTCCTGGTGCGACCCCACGCATGAGGCCGTCGTCCCCCAGCGCCCCCATGTCGGGTCCGCCGGGCTGTCCAGGTTCTTCGATGCCGCCCTCGGCGGCTGTCTCCGGTGCCGTCTCAGGCTCCGGGCTGGGAAACGCAAGGGCGACCGCCTCTTCGATGGTCTTGCCCTTCTTCCTGGCGTCGATCACCGTTGCCAGGGATGTCACAATCTTCGCTGGGTCCTGCCCGTTCTGCGCCATCACAGGCAGCGCCTGCACATACCCGGCTATCGCCTGCTTCAGGGCGTCCCGACCGTCCTCAATGTCGATCAGTTGCTCCTCGGCCACCACGTTGAGGCTGACCGGAAGGTTCCTACGCATCCAGGAGCGGGACACCAACTTGTCAGATCGTGCCTGCAGCCCCCAAACCAGTGCCCGGTTAGGGTCCAGACCGCCCAGCAAACCGTACTCAACATCGACCGTGTAATCACCCTTGATGTCCCTTGCTGGTGTGTACTTCAGTGTGTACGGCTGGCTGTGCTGCACCCCGGAGACGGTCTTCTTGCCGTCAGGCCACACCTTCTCGTCCAGTTCGAAGCACATGCCGATGGCGTCCTGCAGTGCCTCACCGATGATGCGCTGGGCCGTTTTCACCTGGGTGTCGAAGCCACCCATCAGGGCCTGTACGCCCTTGCCTGTGATGATGGAGGCGTCCGTCATGCCGGAACGCCCCTCCGGGTAGCGGGAGCCTAGCCGCATCTCCTGCTGAAGTGCAGAGTCCTCGGCGAAGATGGTGTTCGGCACATCCAGCGCGACCCGGCGTATCTTCTCCGGGTTAGCGGAACGCATGACTGCGTTGCCACCAATCGGAAGGTGCTGCACGTCCTGTGGAAGAGCAATGGGGGCCTCCACCGCCTTGTGCGCCGCCTCCAGTTTCAGCATCGCCATGTAGGAGCGGGCCAACTGCACCCACAGCACATCATCGAACTGGCCTTGCGGCTGACCTGAGATGTCTGGACGCCTAGCGATGGCGATAGGCACCCGTCCCAGCGGGTTGCGAATGCTGGACAGCATCAGACCGCCCGCACTGGACGAGTTCATGAACATGGTGGTGGCGTTGGCGTCAGACCAACGCACCAGTTCGACAATACGGTCGCGTGTGTCGCCCGCATCGCCCAGAATCTGTCTGGTGAACTCGGGATACTGCGCTGCCAGCGTTCCCGCTGGCATCATCCAGCGTTTCGCGTAGGCAACCACGTTGCCCCAGCGGTCATATTCGGGATATCCGCCGACTGGGGACTCCACATGGATGTGTGGGCGCCCCTCCTCCAGGTTTGCCTCCACCCGGAACGGCAGGAAGCCGTAGGTGAGGTACGAATCTGCGCCCGTGTACATGGTGGTGGCCAGCCGGGACGCTTCCATGTAGTAGTTGGCGATCTTGGTGCGCTTGTTCGCCCGTGTACGGGCGTTGTCGTCCACCACATCGGACGGGTTGCAGTTCACTGCGGGCAGCGGGGCGATCACTTCGGCCAGATCGCGGGCTGCGATGTCCACAAAGTTGGCCACGACAGGCTTCGGCCACGCTTCGGGGAACAGCCCAGGGGCGAGGGACGAGATGTCCCCGTTGCGCACGGCCGTGACACGCGCCATCTTCTTGTCGCGTTCAATGAACGTGCGCTTCAGCGCCTCATAGCGCTGAATGATCTGGGCGAGTTCCGCCATCAGTGTTGCCTTCCATGTAGGTAGAGCAGTAGGTCCAGACCTGGCGTCACATGAACGACATCGTCGGTTGGTTTCCAGCGGCCCACTGGTCTAGCGATACAACGGCCTGCCTGTCCACGTCGCGCTGCGGCGTGAACGGGGAGGAATAGAAATGCTGCTGTTGTTCCCTGGCCTGGTTCAGCACACGCCGTGCCCGCAGTTCCGCAAACCACAAGGCCATGATTGTGTCCTGTTTGCGGTGCTTCGGTGACACGTTCGGGTCCCACACGACCAGTTGGTCGCACAGCATCCGCGACCCGGCACAGTGTGAAGTGCTGGGCAGCGAGATCAGGTTGTCCCCCTTGTGGATTCGGTGGCCCAAGTCGTCCCGTTCGGCTGTGCCGAACAGCGGGGCGAGCGATGCCACCCCGAACTCGGGGTCGGTCTTGTTCCTGCCGGTGTAGTGCGACACCATCGGGATGCCCTTGTTCGCCAGGTAGGACTGAATCTCCTCATCCTGGGTTAGGAACAGTTGGAAAGCGTTGCTTTCCACCACCCATTCGTGCGGTGCATACACTTCGGTCCACTCCTGGATCAGTTCCCTGATCTTCGCCGGAGTAGGCCCGGTCATCACGTTCACATCCAGCACATACCGCTTACGGGTGCGCCGGTCTACCGCGTAGGCGACCGCCGCCGTATCCCCCGACATGGCCGGGTCCATCGAACAGATGCGGTAGAAGCCCTCCGGGTGGATGTCTTTGCGTCCCGGTGCCCACATCTGCATCCGTTCCCGCGTGATCGGGCCTTGCTGTCTGCGTCCATCCACCGACCCCTGCACGCAGGCAGGGTCGAAGATCATGTCGGAGTTGACATCCTCCTGCTGGTACACCAGCGCCCACTTGGTGGGTCCCATGTCGTTGCGGACCTCCTTCAGGCGAGGTCCGGTCCAGCGTGGGTACAGCCCGTCAGCGTCCGGTTCGTCCTCCGAACCCTCAAACGCCCGGTCAGATCGTGGCCACAGAGTGGTCCACTCTTCCGGGTTGTCGCTGGACGAGTCCAGCAGCGCCGGTTGCCCCAGGTACGTCCACGGGGTGTGCTTGTCCGAGTAGTGCTCCGGGTTGCGCAACTCCCGGTACAGGTCCTGCGCCGCCACCCGCGTGCCGATCACCAGCAGTTTGCCCGCCGGACCCAGCCGGGATGCCACCTCTTGGCGTAGCCAGTCCATCTGGTCGGCCCACTGGTGGGCGTTGGACAGGGTCACCGCGTCATCACAGATGATCAGATCAGCACGGGCACCGTATATCTGCCCGCCGAGGCCGATGGCCTCCACGGTCGGGTCCTTCTCCCCCGAGTCCTTACCCTCGCCGCCCAGGTAGATCGCCTGCGCTGTCCACTGGTCGGCTTCCTCTTTGAAGCCGCCCTCCGGGCCGTAGGCCAACTGGAGGTCGCGGTACATCGGATGTGTCAAGCGCTGCTTGACGGCGTACAGGAACTTCTTCGCCATCTGCTGCGTCTTGGACACCAGCATGACCCGCACATTCGGATTCATACAAATCCGGTAGACAACGTAGTCTATGGACACCGTCATCGACTTGGCGTGGTTCGGCGGGGTGTTGATCAGCAGCCGGTTGGGGCGCGCTGGCTCGTAGCGCCAGCCGCGCTCAATCTTCGGCTCCCTACCCTCCAGGACATCTATCCACGCCCGCTGGTGTGGGAACGTCTGCGAGTTGAGGTACTTACTTCTGAAGGTGACGAAGTCGGAGACTTCGCCCTTGGAGGCTTCCGCCCGATCCTTCGCTGCCCGTGAGGGCAGCCTCGCCTGGTCGATAGCCCGACGCCAGTCGGGGTCCTTGCTCCTGTTCGATTCGTACCAGGAGCGGGAGCGGCCGACCTTCTCCAGGGCGGCTGCGACCGTCAAACCCCT